TCGAAAGCCGCGTTTACCGCTTCGGTGATGAGTGGGAACTCCGCGACCGTAATGATTTCCGACAGCTCCTCGACGCTCTTCTTTAGCGTGTGGGCCACACCGGCTTGTAGCATGGCCATCATACGTTCGTAAGCTTCGACGCCTTTGACGGGCGTGACGTCGCCGATGTCGATCCCGGATTTTTTCAGCCGGATCAGGTCGCCGATGCGAAATTTGATCTCGATGCTCTGCCCCTCGAGAAAGATTCTTGGATACTCGATGGGGTCAACTGCTTGCGCTTCTGCCATGGCGTGCATCATACCACGGATCCAGATTCGCCTGGAATGGCGATTCCGGCGCAGCTCGCCACGGTTGACGATGCGGACCGCTACAACCCGAATGCCGGAAGCCCGCGCACCACCAGCGCCGCGAGAAAGAACGCCAGAGCGAGCCAGCCGAGTTGTGGCCGCGTCGGAGGCGGATTCGGAACCACGACGGCCGCGAATAGCGCACAGACCAGCGCGGCCATGACGAGTAGAACGCTCAATTTATCCATGATGGCTCTTTACGCAGGGAACGTCGGTGAGCCGGTGGCCTTGATCGTTACCGCGGCCTTCAGCACTCCGTCCACGGTGGCGGATTGCTTAAAATCCTGGATAAAACCATCGAATGGCCACGTGGTCAAGCCCTCATCGCTGAAGATCAGCTTGAAGGGAATGGGCGCGCCAGCCACGCCGCCGAGGCCACGATCTGTGAACAGCTTCAGAATTGCCTTGTGACCCGCATCGGCCGGCTGAAAGAACATATCGAAAGAAATGGCCCCCGCATCAAGCAGTGTCGGGACGAAGTCACGCCACGGTTTGGTTGAGTCTTGACTCGTTACATCTTCCATCTTGACCGCCAAACCCAGACCCGTGATGCTGCCCTGGTGAGTGATCGTCGTGAACACTAGTGGCGACGGGTTGCTCTGATACTGGACAATGGTCCCTTTTGACGGAACGGCTAGCACGTTTGCGGGCATGGGGCTCCTTTACTGGACTGAGTACCAGACTTTGATATCGAGAATCTCTCGGAAAATCGGTGGCTGCGTGTTGGGTTCGATGCCGTCGCGCCGCATAAGGACGGTGTTGGGCGCGCTGGTGAGCACGAACGGCGAACTGGGCTGTAGCCAGAGGTTGAAGGTCTGCAACGCAGCTTCGATGGCATCGGCGACTTGATCAGCTTCGATGTCGCTTTTCGACCAGACGTCAACCTGAAACCGTGCCCAGCGGGTTGTACCTTGAGCCGAATCGTGTTCCTGGCTGTAGAGCGGCACGTCTGAAATTCGGGCGTATGAGCAGCAGGGGAACACGGGATTTTGCGGTAACTGCCGGTCGAGGCGGTTGCCGATGAAACTGGACACGCCGCTGTCAGCCAGCAGAGCAGACGCGAAACGCTCTTTGATGCCCGCCACATTTATCCTCGCCGCCTCGCCGCCACTTGGTTTGCTGCATCGAAGATCGCTTCGAGTACACCGTCTTTGATCGCCGTCTCGGCTTCGCCTTTCTTCGATTCATAGGCTGGTCTCATGTAGGGCTGTGGAGCCTGATGGTAGACACGTCCCAGCCGATCAGTCCCCATGAATCCGAACTCGATGCGGCGCGCGTACGGCGGATCAAGTTCGGTTTCGCTGATGCCGCCGCCGAATGCTACCGGGACTTCCGAAACGGTAATGGGCGTAACGACCGAGACCTGACGCTCCGGCTGGTTGATCACGGGCTCTGTGTGGATATGATCGCGGAGGTTTCCGGTGTCCACCGGCACGAGTGTTTTCGCTTCTTCCTCGATCACGCTCGCCGCTTCCGACACTCCGAACTTAAGGCCTTGCTGTGCGGCCTTGATGAGGTATTTGAACTTGAGCGTCAGTGCATCCGTTCCCGAAACTGAAACCTGGAGGTTCATTTGCTGTAGAGCCTCACGGCGAGCCGCGTCTGCTGTTTCTGCGAATCGGCCTCGACGGTCTGAATCTGGTACGGGATTCCATCGACCCGCGCTTGATACACATCGAGAATTTCGGGGTGGTAGCTGTACAGCAACAAATGGCGCTGTGACTTGTCGTCGAAGCCCGAAGGCAACCGGGCGACTCCGCTCTGATCGGGACGCGGTATCGACTGCACTGCGAGCTGACACGGAAGATCGACCAACCCCGCTATATCGGTGTAGTGTGCTGGATCGAGATCGATCTGTCCCGATGGCCCCCGGGTCGGCTGTCCGGCCGTCAAGGGCCGCTGCTGAATCGTACAGAGCGATGAGCCCAAACCGGTGGCCTGCGCTTGCGGCATCACCTGAGTCAGTTCGTAGGTGAGCGATTGGTTCATGCGCCACTCTGCCGTTGCACGGTTTTCCAGAAACGATCCCGAAAGCTGGCCCAGTCGTTGACCTGTTCGATGATGACGAACGCGCCTGAATTGTCATCCACGTCGCGATACTGTTTGGCGGTCTCCCTGAGCTGGATTGAAGCATCGGATGAATCAAGCCGGACATCGAGCAATTGCTTGATCGAAGCGAGCCGCGCCTTGTTGGCCGCAAGCGCGTCCAGCAATAGAGCCGCGACCCGGAGATACGAAACGGGAGTCGCCGGCAGATTCTTTCCAGCGGGGCCGGAGTAGAACTGCCCTGATTGAAACTGGGCCTGCTGAATCCGGTAGGCTCCCAGGATTTCGGTGTCTTCGAAAATGTGATTGACCGGCTGGGTATCGCTGCACAGCAGACGAACGAAGTCGATATTATCTTGGCTTCCATCACAGGCTTGGTAAGTAAAAGGCATACGAGAATCGCAAAGCGGAGCGCCCCACCTCCCCCGAGATAACGGCGCTCCACTTGCTCCATGGCAGACTCCCTAGCTGTTCTGACCCGTCGAGAAGACGGCGCAACGTCCCTCGATCTGAGCGCCGCCCATAACCGAGATGATCTTCATATCGCTGTCGAGCGTGTCGAAATTTCCCATCGTGGGATCGACGCCCCCGCCCGGACGCATCATGGTTGGGGCACGGGTGTACAACTGAGGAACGCGGAAGCCGTTGTAAAAACCAATCTCGATAGCCGGGCGCGGCTGCGATTCGGGTTCGACAAAGATGCCCCACATGGTGTCCTTGACACCTGACGTGGTGCAGACGATCTTCATGTAGGGGTCGAGCACCGGAATCATTCGCTCGATCATCCACGGGCGAGTATTCAAGAGTTGATTCGGAAACGCGTGACCGGCGTCGGCTTGCGTGCCCGGAACACCGCCGCGATTCTGTACCCACACGTTGAGACCGTTCATGGCATTCTGCACGGTGCCTTCGAGCAGCGGCCCGTAGACCAGCAGCAGCTTGCCGTTCACGATGATCGGGTCTCCACCTGCATCGGTCTGATTCATCAGGATATTGATCGCGTCGATCAGTCCATCTGTGTCGAGCGGTGGATTGTCGCGGTTGGCCCCGTTGGCCTTGATGATCTGGTTGTGGTACGCGGTCTTGAAAAGCGTGGCGCTGGGTCCGCTCGCGTCCACATACTGCTGAGTAATAAACTTGGTGATTCCACGGTTCGCCGCAATCGCGAGACGGTTCGCGCGATCCTTGAAGATCCCTAGATCATCGTTGACCATGGCGGACCAGTTGATGGACGCACCCGCTTGGCCCAGCAACGGCTGATACTGGATAGCGGACGTGTCGTTTGGCGAAGTGGTCAAGCTGGCGTTTTTCTGCGGTACCGGACCCTTCATGGCCCGCTGCCCGTACGGCTCCGATGGGTCACGGTAGGTGAGCGGAGTCACGCCGCCGTCAAGCAAGTAGATCTTGCGGGGGCGGAAATCCCGAAGGGTTACAACTTTCGCGAGCGCGAGATTCGCGATGGGGAACCCGTCGAAGATGGAATAGTATGACCGATCCAGCACATCGACCGTAAGCGCCTGATAGTCAGTGACGGCCATCGTCTCGCGCAACGGCATGATGCGGCCCGGCTCGTGGAAGGCGTTGCCATAAAGACCGGGATACTTTTGGGCCAGGTGCTGCACGATGACTTCGCTGGTGGGATTCATCGCCTCGCTAATCATCATTCGATGTTCGCGGCCCATGATGACATCGGCGTAGAGCCGTACCGCCTCTTGGATGCGCCGCTCGTGAATTTCACCAGCGTTGCGTCGCGCAGCAAAGTACCCGCGCACTTGCGCATGGTCGGAAACTTCGCGCTCAGTACCGTCGAATTGATGGGAA